CATCAGCTTGACAGCAAGATCATAACTAATACCCGGAACAAAGAGCGACGGTTCCTTCACAGACTGGACTTCTCCCGCATCATCTTCTTCCTGACCGTGGCCAACCAATTTAAAGAAACCAAGATTAGCAGAACGAATCTGGCTTCTCAGCTTTTTAAAATCAGACTTGTTCTTTGATGGATTATTCTCATCTCGATACGAAGTAAGGATTGCCCAAGACTTGACCTTCTCTTTTTGAATGTGCTGGTACACTCGACCGAGCGATGCTTCATTTAGTTCATCGGCAGTCGTACAAGCAGCAATATCATTCCAAGTAATTTCTTTTTGTAGGGATTCACTAAAAGACTTCATTGTTTATTTCCTATGTTATACTTCGCAACCAAATTCCAATTGGCTTTATCTTTATGCGAAATGATTTTAACTTGATTCAATGGGACTGTCGGTTCAGCAGATTTATTTGCATCCACTATAGAGAGCAGTCCCCACTCAGCTAATAGATTCACAATCGAGTTCCGGCGACCTTCATCATTCTCATCGAAATTAGTAGGCTTGCCATCGAGTGCAAACAGTTCTTTAAAATGTACTATGTAATATTTTCCACGTTTATGCAAGATGTGACATGATTGATATAGCGTGCGATCCTTACGGCTCGCTATTCCAATCCGGGTCAGGGTTTCTCGAATCTTCAAAAAATCATCATCTTCTTGTAATTCAATCTCCACTAGATCATCAATACTTATTGGGATTACTTCACGTTCCCTTCTTTCGTTTTCCATGAGACATACCACCCTTCTCTAATCGTTCGTTGATATAGGATAGTTGCTCGCCCGAAAGCACCTTTAGTGCTTCGCTTGCCTTGTGAAAACTGTATCCATAATATTCCTTAACAGCCTCCAAATCCTTGTCCTGCTCAGGCTTCAACCACCTAGAAAATCTCTTCTTCGTTCTAATACTATTTAGTAAATAATCGAACTGGGGTTTATTATCTAGAAAATGGCGAGTGTTCATTTCATTTGCAGGGATCACCGTGTCAATGAAATAGGATAGAGTTCGATTAGTTACGAACGGAACATACTCACGTTCTGCGAGCGGATCTTCGTCTATTACATTTTCCTTTGTATAATTAATCGACTTTAAAAAGTCTCCTAGCTTTGCCATAGTCTAATCGCTCCCGCCACAAAAAGACCAAATATAAGACCAAGCAAAATACTCGAAACAAATTCCATAACTAACCTCTATACTTTCCATTCTTAATCGTCCCGTGATTCTTTAGGATTCGACCGAATACCAAACCCACAGGAATTGAGATAATGAACCATGTAACGAAAAACCAAATTACGTTTTCACACATTATTCCCATGCCTCGCGAGGAGACTGAACATCATAAAGAATAAGTCTTCCGTGTTCCTCTGCAAAATTGTGTTCAACGAGTGTACCCTTTCCCCTCTCCCAACCGGGACAAAAGAATATGGCATCACACTTTCCAATGACCGCAAGATCAGATGCAAGCGTATCCTCATAAGTAATGATTCCATCCTCATAAGCCCACTCGTCATTTTCAATCGGACAAAGAACTGCCCAACCCCGTTTCATAAAACGAATAGCAAAGTATCGCATGACATTACGATTCTTCCATCGTTCATCTTCATCTAATGTTCCACCGTCACTATATCGACCTGCAATATAAATAACCGGCTTCAACTTATCACTCATCACTAAACATCTCCGTTTTCTGCACACTTCAAACTTTCATACGAAGAAACCCTTCTCCGATAAAGTTCCAGCTTGGCACACTCAAGCACGCCAATGGCAGCATTGTACTTTTCATAGTTTGGCTTATCACCCAGATACCAATGAACCAATCTTGTAATAATATAATTCAACGTACCCGGTGAGTTCACCCAGTCTTCTTTTATCTGATCCAATTTCCAAAGAAAAGAATCCAACCCATAACGAGTGGTATACTCCGAGGGTCCGTCAATCAATTCACGTTGTTCTTTTTTAATATACGGCATTACTTAAACTTAGCCTCCACCATTAGTTCCGTAAGACACGCAACCAAGTTGATCTCTTGATCCGCAGCAAACGCAGACTTGTACTGATAATCAGCAAGAGTCAGGACTGCCTGTGGAATCGAAGCAGGCTCCAGAACCGAATATAGTGAATCGTAAATCCGTCGAAAGATTTTCTGCGGATCATTGTCAAGGTTATTGACAACCCACTTACGAACTTCACTAAACTTCTTTTCCTTCAACCCGCGCATCAACTCATTTAGATTGTCCTCGGAAAGATTTACCAGAACCCCAGAGTCAATCTCACCCGAAACAGAATATCGCTGAAGCTCATTCAACACTCTCCGAAAATCGGGGAAGTGTTTCATAATCATTTCAGCGACGACCTTCTCTTCGTACTTGATCTTCTCTTTATCCAGAATCTCCTTCGTCCGTTCCAAGAACTGATTCGCGATCTTCACCCGCTGACCATTCACAATCTTAAACTCAATTACTGAGCATCGAGAATGAATGGGTTCAATAATCCGATTACGGAAATTGCAAGTAAAGATAAACCCACAGTTATTGGAAAACTCTTCGATGAATCCTCGGAGTGCAGGCTGTGTGGAAGTAGGATTACAATAGTCTGCCTCATCCATAATCACCATCTTGCGACCCGTCCCCATAAGGGAAACGGATGCCGCAAAAGACTTAATGTCTGTACGCAGAACATCAATGCTGCGACCCTCTTCCGATCCATTGACCATCAGATAATCGCAACCCACTTGTTCACATAATGCCCTTGCCACGGTAGTCTTACCGGAACCTGGGCCCCCGGACAGCAGAAGATTGGGAATGGCACCCTGCTGAACGAACCCACTAAATGTGTCTTTTAGTTCGTCGGGCAGAATGCAATCCTCTACTGTCCGGGGCCGGTACTTCTCAACCCAGAGAAATTGTTCTCTTGTCATAATAAAAACGTCCTATTTAATTTTAGTCAAACTTGCTGTACTTGGCTTCCACGGCAACCCAATATGTCAGCGCAGCAGAATGCGACTCGAAACGAGCAATGCCCTTGGATGAAATCGCAACCGTATAATCATCGGGAACCATCTTTAGATTTGCAATTTCAATAACCGACTTAGACTTGCTATCGGGAGCATCGTCCCCAAGATCAAGACTAAACAGATTTGTTCCAGATGCATTCTCTTCATCAGTCACATGAACCTTCAAAGAATGCTTGCCGTCCGCAGTAATGCGAAGGTGCGGAAGCTGCAACGTACCCGCTGCCTTGAGGAGCTTTTGCAGATCCCCGCGTGATAGTTCAAACTCGACAGCAATATCATCGGCATCAAAAGCAATTCCCTTCTCAGGAACATCGGGAGTAAGAGTAGGATCACAGTACCGAAACTCGACATGAGTTCGATCATCCCCGTTCGTCATAACAACCGACTTCTCGGCAAACGAATAGTTTGTATCCTCAAGCAAACTTGCTGCATTCAGAAACTGACCGAGATTGTAAATTGCAATCTCAGTCGGAAACTTCTCGCTAACATTTGCCTCGGCAAATACATTCCTTGCCTCGGATACTGTTCGCAGAACACTTCCTTCCTTAACCAGAATTGCTGGATTGATTGTCGCAAAATTGCTCAATACGTTTACTGTCTCTTCACTAATTTTCATTATCATTCTCCTCGGTGTCATTTAATTGTTGACGATGCCCCTCACCGAAAGAGTCATCATCATAGAGCCCACACTTGGGCATTCCTAAACGAGAGTAATCTTCATCAAAAAGATCACCCTGCTCTGGTTCCTTGGGAACCGTCATTGTATAGTGCTTATTGTCTCCATCCTCATCAGCAAATATGTTATGAACCACTTCGTCCTCCGGCTCCTGCTCAACATGGTTCAATCTGGTGAAGTGAATCAGTAGTATAGTATAGTGTATTGCCTTCATCAAGTCAAGGGTATTTTTGCCTTTTTTCTTCCCATAGCGAGAAAGATATTTTATTGCATTTGCCTGACAGAATTCTTCAGCAATTCCAATTGAGTTCAATAAATCTTGAATTTGGAACCCCTCTTTTCCAACATAATGCTCACCATATGTTGAACGAATATAGGACTCCACTTCGTTAAGAATCTGCTTCTCACGATACTTCATTATAATACTCCAATTTAATATATTTTATTTACGATTTTTCTTCCGAGCTTTTCGGGCTGCTCGATTCTTCGCCCTGCGTTTGGATAAATCTTTTTCTTTAGAAATATTAGATGAAAGTTTATCCGGGTCAATTGGATTTACCATTGAGGTAAAATCTGTAGGACCTTGTTGCTGTTGAATTATTGGTTGCTGTGGGGACTGATTGGGCACTACAATATTCGGATTCCCATGCCCAGCCTTCGAGGCCGGTTTATCAATAACTCCTCCATGAGATGCATTTGGTAATTGAGCAATTGCCGGAAGATTACCGGCAAAGGTATATGTACCAATGTGAGTCAATTGCATCCACGGACACATCCAAACCTTTAATCCAATCTTTCGCGACCATTGACAAAACATATAATCTTCAGAAAGATAACGTCGAGTTTCTGGTTCAATGATACAATCAAAGAATGCACAAATCTCTCGGGTTCCATCGAAGTGTTCCGAACGATTGTGATCGGGTCGATACATGAACTCAGGATAAGATTCTTGATACTTAAGAAGCGCCTCGCGTTGGATGCACATAAAACCAGTACCGCCCTCTAGCACTTCTACTGGTTCTCCAATATTAATTCGATCTGTTCCACCAACTGGATTAAAAACAAAATCCCCTACAAACTGTTCTAACTCTTCTGGCTTCTCAACTCCAACTCCCTGCTGAACAGCAGAAACAATACGTTCCCACGCAATACATTTCTTTGGATAGGGGCCACATACAATATCTTTATCATCTTCGCATAATGCAACAAGGGCAAGAACGTCATTAGGGTTAAAATGAATATCGCTATCAATAAACATTAAATGAGTAAATCCAGAACGAAGAAATTCATCAACAAGATAATTCCGCGCTCTGGTAATTAAACTCTCATTAAACAAATAAAAGAATCGAACTTCAATACCAAGGCGACCACAAGCAGCCTGAAGATCCACGGAAGCCTTGGTATATGTTCCATGACATTGACCACCATACATAGGAGTCGCCACGAAAATCTTTTTCTTTCTCATATCCTCAATTGATTTTTCTAATTTCAATTTATTCACTCCTTTGCATGATGAAAAGTATCATTCCGACACTACTATATATGCAGCATTTAAGATACATAAAAGGGGGCAACACAAAAAATGTGCTGCCCCCTAGTATGGCTTCGGGAATCCGAAGCTCTGGCGGGATTTTACATTGCCTCCGGTATATTGTTGGAGGCAAGTATATTTATTATCGCATCGCCAATATCCACCTGAATTTCTTCACTTAGCATATCGACCACAGTTCCGAGAATATCTTCTTTAATAGCCTCGGCATCAAAAAGCGTAAGATATTCTTTAATATCTTCTGCCACTACATTGATTTGCCCATCGTCGCCAAGTAAAATTAGTTTCATGTGAATCTCCTTTTAGTTATTATTCAGAAAGAAACGCAGGATCGCCAGCAACAGCATCGCTGTTGAGTTCGATCACTCTCGGCTTCTTTTCTTCGGGAATCTCATTAACAAGATTCACACTAAGGAACCCATTAACAAAGGATGCACCAGTAACCTTGACGGTCGGACTGAGCGTCCACGTTCGCTTAAAGTTCCGTTCTGCAATTCCCTGATGAAGAAACTGATCTCCACCACCGGATGCAGAATGATCCTTCTTGCTTTCAATGGTAAGGGTATCATCCTTTACCGAAACCTCGATCTCACTTTCATCGAATCCAGCAAGAGCAACTTCAATAGCGAAATTGTCCTCACCCTTCTTTACGATATTGTACGGTGGATACGATGCTGCCTGCGTAGACCCTACGCCAGACGAAATCAGCCGATCAAATAGTTGATCGAACCCTACGAGAAACGGATCGTTCCTTAGTTGATTAAACACAGTTGTATATGCTGTCATGTTTTGTTCTCCTTATAATAAGCAAGACAGTTTTGTAATGGAACCCGATACCTTCGGCGTTCCGAGTTTAATATAAGCACCCACTAACCTTAGTCAAGCACCTATATTAATTATTTATGCATCTAGGGCATAGTTCCCGCTGACATCCTCCTTCGTCCAACCAACAGTCGGAACCGTTTCCAGCTTAAACTCTTCGGCATCTGCCTTGAGCTTCTTTTCAAACAGGGGATTTTCATTAAACGTATAAATGCCCCCATGACCACAATACTGCGTGGCTTCTTTGTTTAGTGACTGACAGCCAAGGTCTACCGACATCTCACCCGGAGTATCTCGACCGATCCAGCGAGTGACTTCAACGGTATGCTTGTCCTTGGTATGCTTGGTGCCACAGGCAGAACATACGATCTTTCCTTCAAGCAAACCAAGAACAACATCCTGCGCGAAGGCATCAATGTCGGTCTTCTTATACTTATCAGGGTTCGCCCACTCACAAAGAGTATACTCGTAACGATCTCGATTTTCCAATTCAGATAGTGCTACCTGTGCATCGAGCAGAGTTTCGTATCCACCCAACACTACTCCGCTGTCGGGGTCTACCAGTAGATAACCAGTACCGTCTTCTGTTTGTTCAATTTTATATTTACTGTGCATTTTCAACTTTCTTTTAATAATTGGTCGGGGCAGTAGGATTTGAACCTACGACCCTCTGCTCCCAAAGCAGATGCGCTACCAAACTGCGCTATGCCCCGATAGTGGTAGGGACGGTGAGACTCGAACTCACACTTTGAAGATTTTAAGTCTTCTGCCTCTGCCGATTGGGCTACGTCCCCAAATTAATTAAACTGGCCGGGCAACATTGCATGGCCAGCTTGATGCTTCAACAGCATCTTCCAAATCAATAAACGGTCCATCAAGAGTTCCGCGTTTATCAACAACCCAATACCCATCTTCTCGTTTTACAATTTCATTTTTATTCATGTTATAGTTTCCCTTTAAAAAGGACGCGCCGCCTTCGGCGCAGTCCAAGTTTCATCTCCGTTTTTGATTTTCGTAATGAACCCTTCCAATACTTCTTGGAAGTTTTCAACACGACCGCTTAGAATAACATCTCCGTTTCGTCTGGCAATAAGATACTCATCCAAAATCAAAAACAATTCTCTTTGTTCTTCTTCTGTCATACTAATTTATAGCAATTAACTTTCCTTTATCCACATCATAATATTCAAACTCATCATATTCATTTTTACATTCAGG